CCAGCACCTTGATAATTGAAACGAAGGGCATATGCATAACCAGTAGGACCACTAAGAGGTTGCACACCTACGATTTCATTAGCAAGAAGATTCGGGAAAATACGTCTTACGGCAGGAACCAGGATTGGAGTATACTGAGCAATGTCAGCAACTGTAGTTTGCGCTTCTGTGAATTTCTCCTGATTCTCAAGCAACTGAGCCATAGCTTCGACATTCTTAACTTTCTTAGCTTTCAGAAGAGCCTCTTCCGAATTCATCAGGTATGACCATTTTTCCACCAATAATTTTGTTTCGGCATTTTCAAGCATTGTATGTTCTCCTTTGATATTTAAATTACACTAGTACTTTATTTTTATTTATAAAACTGTTACAGATTTTTGAGATATTCTGTCTTTTGTGTCTTTTCTTCTGGTGCTTTTGTTTCAGGAACTTCTTCAATTTCTTCCTTGATAACTATCTTCTCAGGCTTTTCTTCAACTTTTTTAGTAACAGCTTCAGTAAGAAGAGTTCCAGATAGAGCACCAAGTTTCTTTTCAAACAGTTCATCGAATGGAAGTTTAGCAGCAAACTCTACAAGCTTTGCTTTTTGAAGTTCAGTCTTCAGACCAATACATGCTTCAGCTACAATAGCTGCTTTCTCTCTAAGCTTAACTTCTTTCTTAGATTCAATCAGTCTAGAAGTAAGAGTATTGATTTCAGCTTTTGCTTCAGACAATTCTTTCTCGTTATCAATTTTCTTTTCATCCAACTGAAGGTTGAAGTCATTTACAATTGAACTGAAAGTCTTAAGGATACGTTCAGCAGTTTTAATCTTTACTGATTCTGTAATAACCTGAGTGTTGTTAGTTGTGAATTCTTCACAGAAATGAGTAATATAAGAATCTATCTTATTTACCATATCTTCTTTGAACTTCGTAATATCAGCAGTATTCTTTTCAACCAGTTCAACTTCTTTTGCTTTGATAGCTTCAGTTACCTGTGATTCAAATAGAACCGCCATCTGCAATTTGATGTCTTCTGTAAGAATATCATTGTTGATAGTTTCAAACAATTTATCGATTTCAGCCATTGTGTTTATCTCCTTTTGAGTTCTTAATATTATTTATAAATTAGTAACAAAATTCAATGATTTATTTCTTTTTTATGTTAGTCAACACATCAGTAAAGATTTTCAAAAATGCAGCTTGACGATCTTCAACAGAGAATTGATGTTCGATAATAACCTTGTTTACTTCAGCAACAGTCTCTTTGATTTCTTTTTCTGTAAGAAGACCATCTTCTAAAACCCATTCTAAACGGTTTTCACAGATAGCATCTAGAACAGCAGAAGGAGCAGAAGGATCATGAACCAAGTCATTACACTTCCAACGCCAATCGTTTTGTACAATAGATTCTCTAAGAGTACCAAGTCCTCTAGTAGATGTACAAATCTTAACACCAACATCCATTAGACTCTTAGTAATCTTTCCCATTGGTGTATCAAGAACTAATGATCTACCAAATGCTATGTTACTTTCCATTCTCAATTCTTTAGTCAGGTGGGAAACTCTTTCATAGTTGATATCAATAGAGTTAGGGTGAGATAATTCTCCTAGCATTCTGTTGTTAGGAATTTCTTTTTCATTCAACCGTTTTACTTCTTTAGCAACAACAGGTACGGGATATGTTCTACCATTACCATTGACGATTCCACCTTCAGCATGTGGACCGTTTAACCAATAGTTTTTGACTTGCTTATCCATGATGGTTTCAACAATGATTTTGTTTTCCATTGACTGAAAATCCATCTGTTCAATAATAAGTATAGCATTTGACATTATATATTCTCCTACATTACTTTTATTTTATTTATACTTTTATGAACAAATTCTTCTCTTTTTCCTTGATAGCTTTTTCTATAATCCCTTTGAGCTTGAGCGAAGCAGCTTTCTCAATATTGTTATAGAAATCTTTTGGTTGATCATCCAGGGCATTTACTAAAGCTTTTTGTATCAGTTCTTTTGGCATAGTGTTTCTCCTTTTAAATTATTTCTATTACTCTTTGAACATTTTTTCCAGTATCATCTAGAAATTGCCAACCAAAACGATAAACTATTTTATGATCTGTTTCTATTCCTTGAGAAAATGTGTGAGTATGTTTTCTAAAAAATATTAATCTTAGTTTTTGGTTTTCAAGTGGTTCTTCATATAGAGAAAATCTAACTCCATTTATCATAAAAGAACCATATCTTAATTCTACATAAAACTGATGATCATTGCCATGTAATGTGAATGATCGTACTTCGTCTATATTAATGTCATAAAAACAAGATTTTTCAGGATTGGTTATTGATATATCTTCTGCATTCTGTTTATATTCTGTTCCATCGTTATATCTTACTGTGTACAAATATTTTAACATTAGTTAGTTCCTTTCAAATGTATGTTTGTTTTGAATGACAACTTGAGCATAAAGATACTAAGTTATCTAAATTATTAGCTTCTATATAGTTATTTATACTAAAAACTCTAAATGGTATTTTATGATGAACATCTGGATTTCTGCCTGTATCTTTTTTATGCTTAAAACATATCTGACAAGTATAATCATCTCTTGTCAATGCACTACGTCTTTGTATTAACCAATTCTCTCCATAATGGTTTTCATATCCACCTTTATAATTTTGAGAATTTTCACCTTTTAAATTTAAAGCTTTCCATAATCCATTGTGTTTTTGACAACAAAAGAAAATTGATCTCTTAGCAACTAAACCTTTCTGTCTAAAAATTTTAGTTCCACACCAAGCACATTCAACTTCAACTTGAGAATATTGTTTATTGTTAGCACCACATAAAGTTTTCTTGTATTCATTGTCACATTTACGAGAACAGAAATTATATGTAGATATATTATATTGTCCTATAAGAAACAATTTACCGCATTGATAACAGTTTATTTCTACTCGTTGATCATTGAAATGTTTACCTGTTTCTATATTTATAAAGTTAGTATTATTTTTAAGAGCATTGGCAATTTTAGTTTTATGTTCGTCAGTAAAACTTGTCAATCCTGATCCTTTATTTTCAGAAATACTTCTAATAGGAATTTCATATTCTTTTAATATTTTTCTAATAGTAGGTTGAGATACTTTAAAAATTTTAGCAACGTCTCTTGTATTTTTTCGTTGAGTTATATATAAATCAAAAAGTTCATTGTAAAATAAAAGATAAACATTGGATTGTTTATTTTTATAAGTATCTAGAATCATTGAATTGATTTTTGGTAGTCTCATTAATTAATTTTCATTATATTGTAAAGTTGTAACGATACTGGCACAATTTCCGGCAGCAGCAGCACCAGTTGTTTGTAACTGTGTAGCAAGATACTGAGTGTAACCAGCTACAGCTAATGTACTTGTAGGAGCACCATCAGAAGGATCAGTAGTACTAAACAATACAGCAAGACCAGAACCAATAGCAACACTTGGAGTAAAATTAGTTGTAAGTGCAGCATTTGCTGTTGTTGCTGGTGTTACGTATGTTGATGTTACTGTTCCAGCTAAAGTAAGTCCAGTTGCCAATGCGCCAGAAGTATTAGCAGACCATAAACCTGTTGAAATGTTAGTAAACGATCCAGTAAATTTTCCATACTGATACTTAGTAAAGCTGTTATTACCTGCTGTGATAGGAGCAGCAGTAAATAAAGTCCCACTATTAGCAGTACAGTCATCTACATTCTTCCAGTTTACATCCGTTGGATAGTTAGTATTAGAACCATATCCACTTCGTACAGTTCCATGCCCTGATACTCCTGCACCATTATCCTCACACCAATGAAAAGTTGCCGCCATAATTTTATTCCTCCTTGTGTTTTATATTATTTATATATTTTATTATGATATGAGGTTTTACGAACACATTTGGATTGTATTTTTCGTTTTCCCATAGATCGAATTGAATCTTTCTAAGATTTTTTCTATCTTTTAGTAGATTGATATTCTCTTTGTGTCCAAAGATTTTCGGGTCTGATACACCAAACAAAACTATTCCAGGTTTGCCTAGAGTCCAAGCAAGATGTTGAAGAAAACTATCAACAGATATCCACAGTTCACATTCATTTACTAACACAGATAGTTCTTTCATTGACAATCCTTTACGAAAGTCTGGAGTGTACTGAGTATCCCCTTCAAGTCCTATTTGAACTATATTCCATTCAACAGGAAACATAGAAATAAGTTGTTTCCAATATTTTGACGGATAGTTTTTAGCATTTTCTTTTCCATTCCTAAGTTTTTTAGCTTCACATTGAATTACTATTAGCATATTTTATCCTTTTATATGAACCACGTTTCTTGCCTAATCTACTATCAGACATTTTTTGTTTAGATTCTTCCGTATGATGTTTATCTTTCATAGGAGAAATTTTACCTTTTAAACTTTCAGAAATTTTCAACTTTGTTTCTTCTGTATGTGGAATTTTTTTCTTTCCAATTTGGCCTTTAGAAATATTTTCTTTATGTTCTTTAGTAAGATGTTTATTTTTCGGTGTTTTTGAAATTTTTCTTTTAGTTTCTTCTGAAATAATTTTTCCTTTTGCACTTTCTGACATTTTTCTTTTTGATTCTTTTGAAGGTATATTTCCTTTAGCTTGTTGATTTCCTATCATAATTTCACTCATTGCTTTACTTTGTAATTCTCGAACCCACGCATATTTTCTACTTCCATATTGTTTACTATTAGACATTCTAAATACTGCATGAATTAGTTTATAATCATTATAATAATTTTTAGCTAATAGCTGATGAGCAATAAAATGTTCTCTAGCAGTAAGTTTAACTAGATTTTCTTTTTCGTTAGTTCCTCCCATACATTTAGGAACAATATGATGCTTTTCTTTATATCCTTCTGGAATATTTTGTTTACGATAATCAACTAAACTTTGGTAAATATATTGGTAGTTCATAGATACAATTTTCTAAAAGCATTTTCTAATGTATCTTTCCATGCATGATCCCAACAAAATTTATAAACATTATAATTATCCATGTTATTTCCAACAATTATCTTAGCTTGTGCAATAGAAATACAATTCTCCCCTTCAAATAGTTCTGGATAACAACAAGCTATTGTTACTTTTTCATATTTTTCTTTGATATCTGGAAGAACTTTTGTGAATACTAGATGATCACCTATACCATTATCAAGAATAATCAATTTATCTTTTGCAAAAGGAGCAGAAAGATACTCTCGAAAGATTTTTTCATCATGATCATACAATTCTTTCACACCATCTCGAATTCCACCTTGAGGATTTCTCAAATGCCAAGTAATACAAGGAGTAATCCAGATAGAATATCCTGCTTTCTTCAAACCGTAAGTGAATAATGTTTCTTCTCTATGAGCAACTTTAGATAAATTCAAATCATAGTCAACTATTCCTGCTCTATATAAGAAAGAACAATGAAGATGATCAACTTCTTCTAGTTTCTTTATCTCATACCATTGTTTGTTAGGAGTAGAATATATATTTTCAATTTTTCCAGAAGCTATTTCTATATGTTGATTAGATATAGGAGGAGTTAATATTGATCCACCAACAGCACCAACATTAGGAGTACCATCATAAAATTTTTCTAGAAGAATTGATAATACATCTGGTTCAGGAACACAATCATCATCAACTCTAAAAACAAAATCATATTCCATTCGATTAGCTATTTGATGATTGTAATGTTGACCTTTCTTAGCACCAAAAATAACTTCCCATTTGATCTTTTTGTAATCTAAAAGTTGAAACAGATATCTGTAATGAGGAATCCCTGTAAGATTGATAGGATTATCATTATCATCAAAGAGTACAAGTTTATCTGGTGAATGAGTTTGATGTATAATAGATTGAATAGCTAGAGGAAGAGTAGTGTCGTATCTTCCTCTAGTAGATATAGATGCTAATACACTCATATACGTTCCCATCTTTCTATTTCAACTGGCATACGTTCTCTAGGTTCTCCACCGAACATTTGATTAGTATAAACCAGTTCAAATCCAAATGAAGTCATTTTGTTTATGATTCTATCTTT